GCATTCTTGTTTTTAACTGATATTTTTATAGAAGATAAAATGACATTAAGAGAAATTGAAGATCAAAAAGAACCTGTCGGACAAGAAGATAAAGTCATAATGACTGCCGTTAAAAATAATGTTGCCAAGTTAGATACATTAACGGAACAGTTTATTCAAATGGGTCAAACCATTCCAATTATTCAAAACTATATTGATGTATTTACTGCAACCCACTCAGCAAATGAAGACCCATCAATATTTAAACCTATACCATATTCGCTTATTTATGAATTAATGCGAAATTTAATTGACAATACTAATACACCTGTTAACACAACAATGAAAGAACATTTTGATATAACTGGTGGACGACGAAGAAAACACCACACCCGCAAACTGAAATCCAAAACCCACAAGAGGCGCGCTCACCAAAAGGCACCTAAACGCCAGACCAAGCGACCTGTCAAACGCCTCCCTAACCGAAGCCGTAAAGCGCGCAAACCCCTCAAAACAAAATAAAATCTTCGGAAAAACCACATAAATAAATCATGACTATACAGGTTATAATCATGATTCGTCGTGTCTTGCAACCTAATGTTCGTTCTTTTGTGACCTTTTCGGGTAACACGGTGTCGGCTTTGCGTGTGTTTCAGAATAGTTGCTACCAAAAGGTGGATTTCAAGATCAACGAAAATAGCCCCGTGACGACGGCGGTGACGAGTTTCGCGGCCTTCAACATCGGCTGTTTGGCGGTTACCGACGACTCGAACAGGGTGGTGGGGGTCTGCTCTGAGCGCGACTACATCAAGAAGGTCGCTGCCGTGGGTCTCAATCCGGTTGAGACCAAGATCAAGGATATTTGCACCTATCGTCCTATGATTGTGGCATTGGAGTCCGACTCGCTCCAGAGCTGCATGAACAAGATGTTGGTCAAGGATATTCGCCACTTGATCTTGATGGACGACAAGAAGGAGAAGTGCATCGGCCTCATTTCCATCAAGGATCTGATCAAGGAGATCATGAAGGACAGCGAGGAGTCGATTACGCGTTTGAGCGATTTCAATTTGGGCAAGGGTGCCTACTTTGGGAGTGAGTAATTCCCCCCGGAAAAATAGCAGTTTAGTTGATGTGTTTAGTCAGATAACCACTGAAGCTTACTTCCTAATTTTCTGTAATAATGTTCGTTATACATTATGCCTTTTGATAGCGCCTTTTCTAAGGATTTTTCTCCAATTATACCCTGTTGCTTACAGTCGTATTTACTTGTGAATTCTTCCACTAAATTGTTTGATGAATCAAACATTCCTACTCCTTCTTTATACAAAAGCGGTTCTCCCCATTTTTGTATAAATTCGTCCTGTAAATTTTCGTCGCATTTTTCAAATAGTGAATAATAGTGGTTATTAGTTATAGTTCCATTCTTAACAGGATTATCCAATGAACTACAGGATTGGTAGCCATTCAAATTTGCTGCCGTTTTACGGTCCAAATACACATTCAATATTTCGTTTTTTTTTTCATTTAATTTTGCGATATAACCTATATTTTGCGGTCGTGTTTTTTTTGTTGGTTGAATGTTCTCCACAATGTTCGGGTCCTTGTCTCTGTTATTATAAACCCATCGATAGTTTTGATAAATGGTATTTTCTTTGATGGCCTTATTAAGGCTGGGTCGTTTAATAGTGAAATTGGATTCTTCCATACATTCAGTAACTGATTCGTATGTATGAACCAATGTTAGGTTCTCTGGATTTATTTTTTGTAGTCGTGGTCCTAAAGTAGCTAACGGTTCATTAAAGTTAGTTGTTGTTTTGGTCGTCGGTGTATTTATTTTTTTTTCTAATAGATTTATTTTGTCAAGAATTATCTGTTGATTTTGGAGAACCTTTTGCAAAATATCGGTTATGTTGGTATCCGGAATATGGGTATTGGATAGATTCATGGTCTGGATGGTCTCTTCTATTGTTTGTTTGAAATCGCTTGGACTATATTCATTAAATCGTTGTAAATTAGATTCAACGATTCGCGTCACCATAGTATAGGTCAAATCTTTACCAATAAGAAACAGTTCATTTTCTTTTTCGTGGTCGGGTAGATTTTTTACTATATTTTTGCGAATGGTTTCGTGGTTGTGCAAAAATTTTTCAAAGTTTCGACTTTTTGCAACAGAAAAACAGTCTAATAATAGGCATTCCGGATATTTCGTTTTGTGTTCATTATATCGGGCTTCAATTCCTTTACTACTTTCGCCAATTTTAATAATATATTGTCCGTTGTCGAAGGATTTTACACGAATAATATAAATCAGTGGCCCGTTGGTTGCGTAATCACGACGCAATATTTTTTCTCGTTCCAATGCCTTATTTTTCTCCCATTCTTGTTTGTTTTTTTCTTCCATTCCTTGAATTTCTTGGTTTGCTCGTTCCAATTGCTGTTGTAAAACATATGTCCCCGATAAACGAATTTCCTTGATAACATTACACACCCAATTTTGGAATTTCTCGGCTATCGGTTTTCTTGATTTGAACAAAACTTTATACAGGCCTTTTTCAGTAAGAAATGTTATATTTTGAATACCACCAAGGGTGTCCATACTGTGGACGACCTTTTCAGTATCATCAAAATGTTGAATAGTAGTTCGTATATTACCCATTTCTAATACTTCCCCGACATCACTTGCTCTAAATATAGGGCTTTCCATAGTTCCTTTGATAACAATCTCAGTGTGTAATTCATTCTCAGTAAAGGCTTTTACAACTTCCATATTTAATGGGTGTATATATATATATTACGCCCTTTTATTTATGTAGATTTTGTAAATAATATATTAAATTGGTAAACTAAAGGGTGTATGTTTAACATACACCCTTGACAAATAAATAGCCAAAATACAGATTTTATAGTCATTTTCAGCAATATTTGTTTGCTCTCGCGGTTGCGAGAGCAAAACCTTCCACTAATCTATTTTTGCTCTGCCGTTCAGCAGAGCAAAAACTATAATTTAATTAAAAATAACACATATAATACAATATTTGAGTGCTTAATTCGAGTAAGCAACACCAGCCATACCACTCATCACGCGCAACACATTGTAGTTCACCGCGTACACACGCACCTTGGCCGTCGCCGTGCCAGAGACCGTGGGGGCGGAGAGCACAAGCTGGAGCACCGCGTTATCAATGCGCGAGAAGTTGCATGTGCCGCTTGGTTGGTGCTCCTCAGGGCGCAAGGCGAAGGAGTACACATTGATGCCCGTATCGGGGGCACGCGTGTGGTGTTGGAAGGGCTGGACCACATCGAAGTAGGAACCCTCACGCTCAGAGAAGCGGTCCTGGCCGTTGAGCTGGAGCTTCGCCGTGACGCAAGGATTCTCACCCCAGCAGTGCATGTCGAGCGCCGTCTCGGAGAGCACGAAGGTGCCGGCATCGGAGACACCCGAGGCAGCACCCACGATGCCGCCCGCCGTGACACCACCGTCAAAAGGGAGTAAGGAGGTGCCGGAGGCCCACTCACCAACCTGGGTGACATCCGTCGCACCGGCCATCTGGAAGAGGCCAGAAGCCGTGATGAAGCCGGCGGAGCCGCTCGTCTCCGCAGGGCCACCAAAGGCGTGGATCGCGTTGGGGAGCGCATCGATGGCGTCCGTGTAGTTGAAGGGCTGGGCGCCGAGCGTGCGGTAGAGGAGCTGGCTGGCGTCGAGGGACGAGCAGTAGTCAACATTGGCATCGGGCTGGACAACCCAGATGAGCTCCTTGCAGGGGTGGTTGAAGTTCAACTTGATCTTATTCGAGGAGGAGCCAACAGACTCGTCACCCGTGAACTGGAGCTGCTCGAAAAGATACTCGTGGGGGTTCTGAGCCATCTTGCGGCGCTCGTCCGTGTCGAGGAAGATATAGTCGACATAGAGAGACGCGGCAACAAGGGACTGCTGGTAGGCCTGGGTGACAGACTTGATGCCCGTCGCGGCCGCAAGGGAGGACACCGCCCACAAGCACTCACCAAGGGGACGGAGATCAAGGTTGATCTTGACCTCGTGGTACTGGAGAGCAATCAAGGGGAGGGCCAAGCCGGGGTTGCGGCAAAACCAGAAGAGGAAGGGGATGTAGAGAGTCGTCTCAGGGAGCGCGTTGCGGGGGGCGCACACCTGGGCGGGGCCCGTGGCGGAAGCGCAAGGGCCGTTGACCGACGCGAAGGTGGGGTCCGTGATGTAGGTAAGCTGCGTCGTGTTACCGATCATCTTGAAGTAACCACGCTGTTGCTCACTCGTGAGCGTGAGCTGGTTCCAGATGTGCATCCAGTCACCGTACTGGCGGTCAATGCGCTGGCCACCGATCTCAACCTCAACCTGGGCGATGAGCTGCTCGCCGATGAAGTCCAACCAGCGGGCATAAACACCGTCCGTGCCCGTGGTGATCATGGACTGGTTGATCTCAGGGAGCGTCACCTGGAGGTAGGTGCGGTAGCAGAGATCACCGTTGCGGGAGATCGTGCAAGTAACGCGGCGACCGAAGTCGGCCTGGCCAGAGAAAGTCTGCTCGATAGACTCCATGGCGAAGTTCGTGTGGCGGCGGTAAGACACCTTCCAGAAAGTAATTTCGGGCGTTCCCGTGAGGAACACATCCTGAGCACCGTAAGCGACCAATTGCATAAGAGCACCACCCATCTTTTTTTATATATATACTATCACTAAAGAAAAAAATCTGGGAAATTAATTAAATTTAATTAAATTAAATGAAAACCCGACATTCAACTAAACAAATAATTTTGCTAAATTTTCATATTTGTTTCAATAAATTTTCGTAAATATTCTTCCTGGTAAACCTCCTGTCGGTTCTCATTCTTTTTAATAAAAATATACCTGTCGTCCTTTTTTTTAACGGTCCAGCCACCTTCTAAAGCATTCATTATAAACATCGTTTTTTGAAATACAATACGATCCATTTTAATATTATTATTCAATGCATTGATTATGTTAGTGGTTTCCATATATATCATGACTCGACTATATAATGGTTATTTTTACCAATTTACAATGGATGTAAAAAGATTTACTATAATATTGTCACCACCTCATGTAATGTCGCATAGATTGTAATTTCTAAGATGAATTCGCGAAAAAATATACAATGGTTATAATTTAGGAAAATTATATTCGTTCAAAATTATATATAAATTATATCCTTATATAATATATATAGTATGGATATACTCAAAGCTTTCTCTCTGTGTGATAAAGAATATCCTATCAATATTCAAGGGACGATTGATGAACCACTTTTTCAAGCCAATCAAATAGGTAAGTTATTAGAAATGACTAATATCAATAAATTATTATCTAGTTTCGATAACATTGAAAAGGTTATAACCCAAAGTTACACCCTTGGTGGAATGCAAAATGTTACCTTTTTAACCGAGCGAGGATTGTATAAAGTATTGGCTAGGTCTAACAAACCCATTGCCAAGAAATTTCAAGATTGGATGGTGAATGTTATCAAAGAATTACGGCAACAGGGTGAATATCGATTAAAACAAGAACACGAAATTGAGAAAAAACTAATAAAAGCTCAAGAACAAATTAATTCGCAAAAAAATATACATAATACGCTTATGGATTTTTGTAAAATGAAAAATGTAGTTTATGTCTGTAAATTGCGAGATGAAACTGAACACACATTTGTGATTAAAATTGGTTCAACGCAAAATATAAAGGAACGATTCGCTAATATTCAAACCAATTACAGGATGACTCCGTTATTATTGAATATTTTCGACTGTGAAAATCACACCAAATTTGAAAAATGGATTCGACAGAATAAAACAATAAAGCCTTTATATTATGAAATAAAGAAAAACGACGGAACAATTGCAAAAGAAACTTTTTTAGTAAACGAAGAGCAATATACAAATATTATAAAAATAATGCAAACCGAAGTCAAAATGTTTACAAAAGAAGATGTGGATAAATTAATAGAACTAGAAAAGGAAAGGAATATTAATGAAGACAAGCGGAGGTTCAATACTGAATTGGAAATAAAGTTAGAAGAAATAAAACTTCAGCAGGAACAATTACGATTACAACAGGATGAAATTCAATTGAAAATACGAGAAAATGCAAAATTAGAAAATATTATTATACCTACAGAAACCCAAAATAAATATATCAAACCATCAGAAGAGGTGTCTTATGTTAAAAATCGTGAAAATACGCGTTCTCCCAAAGTATATCAATATGACCCCCAAACTCTAGAGCTCGTACAAATATACGACAGTGTCATTACTTTTACAAGACATTTTCATAGTTCATCTGGGTCAGCATTAAGAGAAGCCGCGCGCAATAACAGAATATATAAAGATTTTCGCTGGTTATTGGTTGAACGCACGGGTACCTCTGTCCCGATTCCTCCACCCACGGTAGAATCTCGAACACAATCTATCGAATTTATTGCTATGATTGATATAAAAAAAACCAAAATAATGGAGGTATTCCCTTCACAAAAAGATGCGGCGATGTCGCGTAATCTCTCGGGATTTTCCACCATTTCGCGCGCAATCAAAGAAGACCGTGTATCTTCGGGACATTATTGGAATTATTTTGAAAAATGTTCTCAAGATATGCGCGATGAATATTTGAAAACGAATAGGTTGCCTGAACACCATGTTAAATCCAATGGGGTTACTGTTATACAAATAAACCCACTTACCGACGAAAACATAAAGACATACAAATCAATTACAGAGGTACTAAAGATTTTTCAAATGTCGCGTACTTCTCTAAATAGGGTGTCCGACAGCAACGAAATTCATAATGGGTTTAAGTGGAAAATCGTGAAAAATTGATTTATTTTGTCGAAATTTATAAATACCTTACCAAACAACCAAAGCAAGACATTAAGATGACCCAACACATGAAGACGACCGAGTTCTACGCTGACATCATGTCAGATGTGGGTACCGGAGGTAAGACCTTTTCCACGACCACTGCCAAGGTTGCGGATTCCACGGCGTTCTTTGCGAACAAGCGTGCTAACACCAAGGATCAAGTGGTTGGCGTAGGGAGCAACATGGCCTTTGAAACGGTGGGTGCCCGTAGTCGCGGTGTTCGCGCATGGGAGCGCGCCAGATACGAGGCGAACCAGCGTCGTGCAAAGGATGCGGAATTCCACCGCCAATGCAAAGCTGCCATCGTCGCTTCGACCACACACAAGAAATTCCCTACCACGCATCTGCCTCCTGTACCTGTACCTCAGGTTGCCCCGGCCCCGGCCCCCAAGGAATTGAAGGTAATCCATCTGCCGGTTGTGGACGCCTGGGACGATTGAATATCATAAAAAATTTTGGTAATTTGTATAATAAAACCCTTTTTTGTTTATAAATAGCCACAAAATACATATAGAAATTATTCTTTTTTTATTTGTATAGAAATTTAACACAAACTCATGAAAGTATTTCATATAAAAAATTCAAATAGTGCTACAAAAAATCAAAATATATCCACAAGAACAATCGACAAAAAGCATTCTCAAATGATAGAAAGATTTGAACATATTGAGACCACGATTATACCGGAATTACAGGCCCAATTGGAGACTTTAAAGCAACAAAAGAAAAAATTGACCGAAAATCAGATGGACGAATTTCTGGATATTCGAGATAAAATCAACAATATTAAATCCGAAATCAAAAAATTGCGCAACGAAAAGAAGCACTATTTTTTGGAGAATTCGCAGTATATATTCAATTATTTCGAAGAAAAAAAGTTGATTTCCAACGGAGAAAAGCAAAATGTCAATGTATTGAATTCCTTTTTTAAAATAAAACAGGACAGTAGTCTCAATCCCGACGAAAAAACCACCCAAATCAAAAAGTATTGCAACAACTATTGGAAAAATGTCAACAACGAAATATCGAATATGAGCGATTTTGTGGTTCCGACGGATATCTGCAATTTTTGTAACAAGGGTGAGTTCATCCCTCAAGACGAAGAAGGTATTCTGATTTGCAATAACCAACAGTGTGGTAAATTCATCTCCCATATTGTCGACGGTTCCAAACCATCCAACAAGGAACCTCCCAATGAAATATCGTACACTGCATATATTCGTCTCAATCATTTCAAAGAAATTTTGTCGCAATTCCAAGCAAAAGAAACTACCCAGATACCCGAGTCGGTCATAGAAGATATCCGTAATCGCATCAAAAAGGAGCGAATCCAAGATTTTGCCAAAGAAATCAACTACGACAAGATGCGCGATATTTTGCGCAAATTGGGTTACAACAAGTATTTTGAACATATTCAGTATATCAATTCGATTTTCGGAATTCGCCCACCCATTATGAACGAAGAACTCCACGAGACATTGTGTGTGCTGTTTATTGAAATACAGAAACCCTGGGCAGTGCATTGTCCAGCCAATCGTACGAATTTTTTTAATTACACTTACACGCTTTACCAATTATGCGTACTGTTGGACCAAACCCAGTATCTTCCCTATATTCCCATGATGAAAGATCGCGAAAAACAGTTGGAACAGGATATGATATGGAAAAAGGTGTGTAATTCTTTGGATTGGTTGTATAAACCGACGGTATAAGGATGTTTCATAAAATCTAATATAATAAGATCTAACCTATTATATTATGCTGATTCCCTTTTTTTATTTAGTTAAAAGATACAATATCAAAATAACCGGTATTTTACATGTCGGTGCACATGTCTGCGAAGAAACCAAATTTTACGAAAAATTAGTGCCAAGAAACCGGATTCTGTGGGTCGAAGCGTTTGAAGATAAAGTGGAGGAATGTAAAACCCTGTATCCGGGAATTTTAATCGAACAAGCGGTGGTTTCCGATAAAGAGGAAACAATTCCATTCTATCGTTCCAACAATGTGCAATCATCTTCGATGTTTCCTCTCGGTACCCACAATGTTCTCTATCCGCACATCGAATATGTGGAAACCCTGGAGGTTACCACACAGTTATTAAAAAACATCATTCCCAAGTACAGTATCCCTTTCAATTTTTTGACCTTGGATATTCAAGGTGCCGAATTGAAGGCTTTAAAGGGAATGGAACACTACCTGAACATGATTACCTATATTTACACGGAGGTCAATTCTGACTATGTTTACGAGAACTGCTGCTTAGTAACAGAATTGGACGATTATTTGCGTAAATTCGGATTCGAACGCGTTGAAACCAAATGGTGGGGAAAAGATAACTGGGGGGACGCTCTCTACATTAAAAATATACCTCCGCCCAAACAGTTCAAAATGTCGATGGTTTTTTAATTCTGTTCCTTTGTAAATTGACTGAGAGAACCGTGCAGGTTGGATAATGAGGGCAAAATACTGTCATTGAAGGTTGATTTCACATACGAATTAATTTGTCCATTCAGCTCGGATTGGAAATTGGGGTCGTTGCCACAGATATCCAGTTGAAATTTCATTGGTTCGTTTTTGGAATCCATTTTGGGCGATCCGTCGGCATTCAAAAGCGTGGCCTGCACCGTGAACGCTTCATCAAATGGCAAAGGCGCCACACTATCTGCTGGTGCATTGATAAAGGGTCCAATATAAAACACAAAAAAATGACTGATGATGATTACGGTGATTAAAAATAAGATGATGGTTAAATTATTTTTTTTCTTTAAAAAATTCATGCTATAGTATATTCATACACAAAATAAATAGATCATAAATCTATTTATTTATAAAGAGTTACAATGTGACTACTGCTTACATTCGAGGAAAACCAACTAAATTTGCTCCAATTCCAAATCCGGCTCCGCCACGGGCACTCGAAGCCATGGAAGGAACGAACACATCAAGCACGCTAAAAGTGGCGGCGGCCGTCAAACCGATGATGACCACCTCCTCAATCTTCAACTGGTGCTTGGGGATGGAGTAAGCCGCAATCGCAACCATGATACCCTCGATGATGTATTTAATCGCTCTTTTAATGAGTTCACCAAAATCAAACATGACCGTCATTTTTTGTTATATATATTATAGCTAAATAAAAAAAAGGCGCTTAATATATAATTTAACTATAAAACACTTAAATAATTCTGTATACGAAATGTATATTTTCTAAATGTCTTTTGAGAGAAAAAATTTACCGAACGGGAAACCTAATCCTAAATATATTGACTTATGTGACGAAGATGCGCCAATTGCCGGCCAAAAATTTGGTTGCTTTTCGTTTGTTTCACCGGAGAAAATTTTGAAGAAGCGTGAGGTCTTTTTATTCGACCAATTTGTGAAACAGTGGGATTTTTCTAAATCTATGGAGAAATACATGGATTTTACGAATTTCATATCGTATAAATACAATTTGAAGGTCGACGATGTCATTGCGGATTTCAACGACTTTATCAAGGAAGAAGAGGCTAAAATCAAGGCGGCCACAGTCGAAGACGATTTCAAGAATTTTATGGATAAGAATGAGGATAAGCTGACGGAGCAATTCCAACGCGCTCACGCATTCCAGACTTCCGTGCGCGGCTTCAAATTACGCGGTGTCTTCCCTACCCAGGACGAGGCCGAGATGCGTTGCAAGAAGTTGCGCGAAAACGATCCTACACACGACATTTATGTTGGCCCGGTCGGTATGTGGATTCCCTGGGATCCGGACGCGTATAAGACAGGTCGCGTTGAATTTATGGAGGAGGAGTTGAATCAGCTTCACAGTGAGAAGATTAAGAACGAGGCCAAGGCCAAGGAGGAGTTTGAGCGCCGCGTCAAAGAGGCCAAGAGGAAGGCAATTCAAGAGAACATTGAATTGGCTAAAAAGAGTGGTAATGTGTTGACCCAGACAATCGACGAGAATGATCAATTGATTGGTGTCAAAGAGAAGGTAAATTTCGAGGAGCGCGAGGTTGCAGACAATGTCAACGACATGAATGTCAACCTGAGAAACGAGTTATTGAAAACCAAGAGTGATTAAACCTTTGAATCTTCACCGGGATAATTTATTTCTTGGCGGATTTTTTAGAGCGCTTCTTTTTCTGTGATTTATTCTTACGACGACCACCCCATAATTTCAAAGGTGCGTTGGTACCCGTTTTCAATGCAGTAATTTCGGCGTCTTTTTGCGCGTCTAATGCCTTCTTCTCGGCTTCCACCTCTTTAATTTTCATTTCTGTTTCTCTCTTCATGGCATCTTTTTCTATTTGCTGGGCTTCACGGGTGCGCTCGGCCGCAACCGCTTCGGGTTTACAAGGATTGATATATTTTAATGGGAAGGTTTCGCACCACAGCCATCCGCCTTTGACCTTTTTTTGGGTTTTTCTTTTATTCTTTTGATTTGTCATGGTATAAAATACGCAAATATTTTTTTCTAAATGTTCAAGGGTACCCATTCTTTACCGGGATAAATGTTATATATATATATATAAATCGAACCTTAATAGAATAATGTTAAATGTAACGATCCTGGCTATGTGGTCGAGTCAAGGTATATATTCATATGGTTACGGAATCGATATTATGATAAATTACTGGGCACAGCATTTGAATTATAGTGCCAAAAATATCCCGGATTGGCCATTCGGTGCTACGGTAGAATTGCTTGATTATCAGAGTAATGTGAGTTATTGTACCGAGTTTTTGATAAAAAGATTGAATAAACATCCGAAGGTATCCGCCATTTTAGCACCCGAAGGAGCAGTTGGAACTGCATTGGCACCGATTGCAGCGCAAAAAAATATACCCTATATTCTCACTTCAAGTAATCCGAGTCCAATTTATTATGATTTACCCGTCAAACACACGACCTCATTTTATATCGAGGCTCCGGCAATGTATACATTTCGTTCATTGATGGACATCTATGTTGAAAACGGCGTAAAAACCATCGCGACGGTTGCCTACTCGGATGTTGCGGATGCCGGATATAACTATTGGTCGTGTCACGGGTCCGCAGAATATTTAGGTGCATCGCGAGGAATAGACCATGTCGCCCATTATGATTTGTACAGCAACAGTACGGGCACGGATATTGAATATATCATCCAAACATTTAGACAGCTTCAACCGGATGTGATTCTGTGGTGCGATTGGCAAAGTTGTACATTTAACGATACCCTGAGTTATACTCGATTTCCACTGCCGTATTTCGAAAAGGCCGGATATTTATCAAAATCGTTCACCCTATTGGACTGCTTTGGTACATCCCAAACACTTGATTTTATCTCCCACAGGTGGATGGACTATATTACACAACCTACATTTACCCACCCCAGTCTTAAGGGCTCAGATTATACTGAGGATAAGTTATCCTATGGAACCGTTTTTCGTTCAAATAGTCCAATGAATACGGTAAATGAAGCGATGAATTTTGGTTCTACTCCGAACGCACCTTCAAGCGTCGCTTTATTTAGCGATTGGTACACGAATATGACCGGTACATTCCCACCGTACCAATCCAATGGATACTGGGCAGCACTTGATCTTTTAGAATCTGCAATATATCGTGTTGCAAAAAACATGGATATGACACGGGGTCGTGAAATTGATACTGCAGATATCACAACATTGTTAATAAATTCCCAAGTGTCTGGAATGTACGGTCGAGTAATATTCGATGCACATCGTGTAAATACACCCACTCCAACTATCGCCATCCAGTTGTATCCAGGTAAAATAAACCCCTATATTGTATCGCCGGCATCACAAGCCGAATACCCAATTATATATCCGATTCCTACATGGAATGAACGCTATTATCGATGGTACCTCACTAAAGATGCTAACTTTATCTCATGTATTGTGATTGCATCACTTTGTACGACCTTATTACTATCAATGATTGTGACATTATGGATTCACAAAAAAGAAAACGATGTGCGAATGCTTCACCCCTTTCACATGATTTCAGTATGCGGAACCAGTATTGTTTCCATATGGTCGTGTGTATTTTTATGGCAATCGGACATGAATCAGACACAGTGTAAAACCATGATATGGTTCACATATTTACCGCTCAGTTTTGTAATCATGATGATGAATATGAAAGCCTACCGGTTATCTGTATTTTTGCATTCGGAGGATAGACATCGTTTAAAAAAGCTCACGCACCCTCGCATGCTGACGCTCTCACTGGGTTGGACATCATTGACCGCGATAGTATTATTATTTGTAAGTCTATGTAGTCCCCCAATCCTAGTAAAAACTGTCATGGACGCATACCGCCCCTCGCTGGATATATACACATGTATATGGAGCCCAAACACGGCACCTGTTGCATATACGCTCGTTTTTGGACATATGATATTTTCCACAGGATCGGTTATTAGTGTTCGTAACGGCACGGGAGAATTCCGTGACGGTATGGTATTGAAAGAAGCATTTGTTATATTTTGGTTTTGCGTTGCAATTGCCTATATGATACAACTACTAGGATTGAATGTTTCGACCACTTATGTTGTACGCACTTCTTTTATTTCAGTTGGTGTAACATCTTTTTGTTTTCGTATTTTAATTAGCCGCTGTTATCGTCATTGGATGCCTAGGCTCTTGGACATATTCATAACTAAATTAATACATCGGATGTCGAAAATCATACCAGAAAGAAAACAGTCCGCCACAATTTCACTCACATCTTTTGATACACTCGATGGTCCTGGTTATAAAAATGAAGAACCCGAATTGGATGATATGTATAATGCTTTATTAGATGAAGAAAGAGCAAATAAATTACGAGACTATGCAGCAAAAGCATTGGTAGTCGAAAATGTCGATTTTTTATTGGCAGTAAACAATTATCGTAAAAAATCTGCCCAAGCTTTAATTGAATCATCTAAACACTGCAGTCATGATATGAAGAAATTAGCAGATGAATGTTTTCGTAAATATATGGTGGTTGGATGTGACGATGAGGTCAATGTATCTTCGCTCACGCGCCAAAAAACAATGTCACATATTGAAACATGGAACACACACAATCCGCTTATGAATAATGATACTGCTGAATATGTATTGGATGACGATACACAACTTCATATTGATGTATTTCAGGGCGCGGCGAAAGAAATTGCTATCATGCTTTATCAAAATATATGGGTCAAATATCGGGCACAAGAAATCGAGGAGTCCATGGGATAATTGTACCCTTTTTTTCATTTTTCAATTCTTACCTCGAAAAATGAAATTTACCATTTGTTTTTTTTTACAGTTATAGGTGGTCCAGCACTCTTTTTTTTACATTTACTTGGGTCAAAATTATCTTCGTCCTCGTCGTCAGAACCCATATTCTTGGAAATTTCCCAGAACTCCTTGTTACCGAGTTTGAAATCGGGGTGGTTCTCCGCCTTGTACCAGAAAATCTGATCATTGATTTTATTCGATTTAGAATTATTGTTGATCACCAAACACTCGTAGTTCTCCGTAGTTTGATCCATCACCGAACAAAAAGATTCAAAAGTGGGAAACATACTCGCATAATTTTTCCAGATTCTTTCGCGATTCGTGATGTAGTTCTCTCTGAGGATAAACACATAATCGATGTTGGTACGCAGGTTCGGCGGTATTCCTAGGGGGTACTGCATAGTTATGACTAACATTACCTTCCAATGTCTTCCGTTCATAAAGAGAAGCCGCATCATCTTATCACGGGTCCATTTGTCGTCATACAGACAGTCATCCATAATCACAAAGGCACGGGGATCAATCTGGGTACGCTTATAGGTTTCCATTTCCTTCTTCATTTGTTTCATGACCGTTTTCTGTCTTCGTAAAATGTTCTCTATGAGTACAGTGTTGTACTCGTGATGTATGAAGAGTTTAGGTACATGCTTGGTGTAGAACCCGTTTCCCGCTTCTGTTCCTGATATTACAGTTCCGATTGGGATGTCTTGATGATAAAAAAGGAGGTCTTTTACTAAATAAGATTTACCAGTATCGCGACGACCTATCAAAACGATCACTGGACCCTTGTTTTCATCGGGCTTAAAGGTAATATCCCGCATATTGAATTTTTTAAGTTCCAACGACATACTATATTATTGATTTATTATATTTTATTGGTAATTTTACGCTAATTTTGTTATTTTTGTTTCTCTTTTATTTTTAAAAGCACTAACTTAATTATACTTTTATTATTAAAAGCAAAAATTGATATAAAGAGAAAGTGTATAATACTATATACAAATCATGGATTGTTCTTTGAATATTGTTAATTTGATTGAATCGAGCCCTATTACCAAGCTTTCTGGTACTTATAATAACAGGTTTATTGGTAAAATAAAGGATACTTTTACCGATACACAACAACAATTGTTTGTTTCTTCGTTTTATTGTTACCTAAATTATCATCCAACTAATGATTTCGTCATTGATTTGGACAATGTGTGGCAATGGTTGGGATTCAGTCAAAAGGCAAAGGCAAAACGAACTATTGAAAAAAATTTTACCATTGAAACTGACTATAAAATCTTGCTCGCCAAGTCGGGCGAGCAAGATAAGGAACAACACGGAGGTCACAATCGTGAACAAATTATGATGTCGATTAAAACATTTAAAATGTTTTGTATAAAATCTGCCACTAAAAAAGCAGACGAAATTCATGAATATTTTGTAAAACTGGAAGAATTGCTACAACAATTAGTTCAAGAAGAATCTGACGAATTAAAACAGCAATTACTACAATCAAAGACTCAACTTCAAACCATTACAGAAGAAAAAGATGAACTAAAAAATAAGCTCATCGAAGCTACCGAAGATATCAAGCTACTTCAAGTCAAAGAGGATTACCCTTATATGTATATTTTTAACATCAATGAAAGAGACATATATCCACCCAAATTGAAAATTGGTTTTACAAAAAATGTGAATAATCGTATCAAACCTTTCAAACAGTTGCACCACAATGGTAAAATAGAATTAGTAGTGGAAGTATTAAATCAAAATATAAGAACGGTAGAACATTTTATTCATAGTTTGTTAGCGAATTTCAATATTTCTGGAGAAATATTTCAATTAGATGTTGAAGAAGCCAAACTTATTATTTTGCGTGTAGCAAATATGCTGAAAATAAATAGCATCACCAATCCTTCTGAGCGTTACAGTAAAAATTTGAAATTATACGAAAATGAATTGGTAATCGTAGATAGCCAACTTCCAGAAAAGATTTCCACGAGGGATTTCGCATGCCAAACCGACCCTATTGAAAATACTTTTCCATCCATTGATCAACCTAAAGACGAATTAACAGAACAATTCGATGCTTATATTCAAGAACATTGCATTGTTCGCGATGATGTAGAAGTATCCACGGTTGATATCATGGGTCAATATCGTATTATAACGCAGACCGCATCCAAAGAAAAATACAACAAATTAAAGGATTATTTAGATAAGCGTTTCAAACAGTCTCGTCTAAAAACACAGATCAAAGACCAAGTCGTCAACGGATATCAAGGTGTAACATTGAAGGAATTAAAATACAATAAATTACTTACCTCTAGTGATACTCAAAATTTTATATTTCATGCCTGTATGTTTTCACCAAGTGGAAAAGCGCTTTTTGAAGATATATTAAACGAATACAAAAAATGGAAGGAACAAATCAGCCTACCACAAACTGGAGAAGAAAAAGAAGAACTCAAAAAATACTTGAAAGAAACCAAATATGTGTTATATACCACCATTTGGGCGAACAATGGTGGAGGTCAGGGGTATTACGGGTTATCTTTAAAGTCCGAGATGGATCGTCACCGAACAACATCTTCTACCGGAAAAAAGGTCGAGAAACGAATGGTTGAAACCAATGAATTGTTAGGTACTTGGGAAACGATTGCGAAAGCAGCCGAGGCTGAAAAAATATGCGCAGCAAAAATGAGTAGAAGTATCAAAAATAGGGTCACTTTCAATGATGATTATTATTTTGTTCTCCAGCCCATTGCCTCCTCGTCTAATCTAAGTCCGTGAAACATTGTCTTTCGACATAATGGACATCGTATATTGGTCTGTCCCGGTGTATGGTACATGATGTTTACGGCACAAGGCATACAAATAACATGTTTACAATAGGGGAATATTAACCCCGGTCTGTCGTGTTCCCAACACACCGGACACTCTTTACATTCTTCTCCCATATACAATGTGTATAAAATTACATGTGTTATTCTTCATCGGTAGCGGGTTACTACAAATAAACTTTTCTCGTGTTCCAATGCCTCTGCATTGCATTGGGAATATGAGAAACTATCGCAAAAGTCGTCAAGACTGAAAATGTGTGTTAAAATATCCCGATTAATATGTTTCGTCCGAATATAAAAGCACTCGCCAAAACCACACATGAGTAAAATCAACATTGATTATTGTAAAGTACCCACCATTGATTTGAAACATTTAGAAACAATGTTTAGTCCCACGACCGAAGACGAAGGATATCAATACAATCCTTTCCGAATTCAAAAATTACAGAAATATCAGCCCATTTACTCTCTGTTTTTTGAGATGACCGAGAACAATTATTCCACCATCAGTTTGAAACATCGTTTTCACATGCGCGATTTAGAAAAGGTGTTGGATTCCTCCTGTAATAAGGTCGTACGCCTCCCGGTATTTATTAAATATTCACCCTTGTATGATCCCACAAAATATATGGTGGGTAAATATCAAAACGCAAATTATGAACCGTTTTTTTACGAACTACCCACCATTCACTCCAACGAAGCCAACTGCAACAAAAAGGTGCTTTCGGTGAATAATTCTGCCTATACCGACGGTTTCTTTAGTTATCTTTCCAGTCAACTTTTGAATTTTCATGAATTTGTAAACGGTATTGATTACTACGGTTCTTATTTGGGTATTCAAGAAAAATTCAAAATCAATATTGAAGATGATTACGAGTATCTGAATAATTCAACCTTTTTCAACGATAATATTAAAAAACTGTTTGATGTTACCCAAACAGAGTCTATGCAATTTATGAACTATAATTCTCGAGGTAACAAACACAAATTGAATATTTCATCCTCACAGCTCGATTTAGATAGCGAAATTATTACCATACAAACGCTTCCAATAGATACGCCCACCGGCACCCCGGGCCCAAATACGAATGAACTGGCAGCCGAAATGATCTATCAAACTGACAAATCTGCGGTAGATAAGCAACAGCACGATTCCGATTCTTCCGACAGTGACGAAAGTTGCACTACCGACTCGGACGATTTAGTGAACCAAGACTTCGATACCAACTGTGATGCTGACGAGGATGAGTCCGAAGAAGAAGAATCCGAAGAAGAAGAAGAGGAGGAGGGGGAATCAGATACTTCCGACACGGCCATGTTTGCCTATATCCATAATTTTCCCATTCAATTGATCTGTTTGGAAAAATGTGACGGTACGCTGGACGCTCTCTTTGAAAACAGATTACTGAACGACGAAGAATCCGTGGCGGCTCTGTTTCAAATCATAATGACACTGATTGCTTACCAAAAGGCCTACCATTTCACCCACAATGATCTGCATACTAATAATATTGTTTATAGACAGACCAAAACCACGCATCTTTATTATCGATACAAAAAGGTGATGTATCGTGTTCCCACTTACGGTCGTATTTTCAAAATCATCGATTTCGGTCGCAGTATTTACAAGTACAATGGACATCTGTTTTGCAGCGACAGCTTTGCCCCGGGGGGTGACGCTTCCACCCAATACAACTTCGAACCTTTTTATGACGATAAGAAACCCATTATATCTCCCAACTACAGTTTCGATTTATGCCGCCTAGGCACCTCTATTTTCGATTTTGTGTTGGACATTGACAATATGATGGCCGAGGAAGACATGACACAGTTCCAGCGCATCATTGCCATGTGGTGCACAGACGACTTGGGTAAGAACATCCTCTACAAGAAGAATGGTGAGGAACGCTACCCCAATTTCAAACTCTACAAAATGATTGCTCGCACCGTCCACGGCCACCTCCCAGAAAAACAGTTGGAATTGCCAGCTTTCAAGCGGTACGAATACGACACCAAGAAAAGATACCAATTTGACCGAGTGATAAACCTGGATAAAATACCCTGTTATGTATGACAGCATAATACATGCAAGTTAAACAATATAATATCTTAAAAA